TCAGCCCCGCATGGCCGTCAGGCCCAGAATGATCTGCAGCAGCGCGAAGGCCAGCAGCAGCACGCCCGCGATCTTGCGGGACTTCTGCTTCTGGGCGATGTAGCCCATACCCAGCAGACCCATGGAGACCGCCAGCGAAAGAGCCGCCACCATCAGCGCCCAGGGCGCCGTCAGCACGCCGAACTTGCGCAGACCCCAGAAGATCACGGCGATCACCAGCAGGATCAGCTCCATCAGGGTCTTGCCATCCATTTTTCTCATATGTTGTTCCTCCCCTTGTTTCTTCTCTCTATCCTACCGCAAACGGCGGCAAAAGGCAAGAATTTTTCGTCACAGACCCAGCAGCTTGGCCTTCAGCACGGCGCACACCGTTTTGGCGTCCGTCACCTCGCCCTCCAGACACAGGCGGGCCAGCTGATCCAGCGGCATCCGCTCCACCGCCAGAAATTCATCCTCGTCCGGGTCGGTGGCTCCGTAGTGCAGATCCTGCGCCAGATAGAGGTACAGCACCTCGTCATAGCAGCCCGGCGAGGCGATCAGGCTGCCCAGCGGCGTCCAGGATTCGGCGATAGCGCCGGTCTCCTCCCGCAGCTCGCGGCGGGCGGTGACGAAGGGCTCCTCGCCCGGCTCCCGCTTTCCCGCGGGGATCTCCAGCAGCGTGCGGCCGAAGGCATAGCGGTATTGCCGCACCAGCAGCACCGTGCCGTCGGCCTCCAGCGCCAGAATGCCCACGCCGCCGGGATGCTCCACGATCTCACGGGTGGAGGTGTGGCCGTTGGGCAGCAGCACCCTGTCCCGCCGCACGTGGATGATGGCGCCGTCGTATATTTTTTCTGAAGAAAGCGTCTTTTCCGTCAGATCCATGGGGAGCCTCCTTATGTCATAGTGTGGGGATAGCGGCGGGCACATGGGCCCCGCTCTGCAGGTGTTTATCGGCGGTCATTTGATTGCCTCCCTCTGTGTAAGGGGAGGTGGCAAAAATCTTTGATTTTTGACGGAGGGGTTGTCGAATAACGGACAATCCCCCAGTCAGCCTTGCGGCTGACAGCCCCCTTTACACAAGGGGGCCAAGTACGAATGTCCACGGCTTTGCTCACCCGGAATACAGCAAAGGATTTTTCGACAAACTCAGTATACCATATACCGCCGCCGGCGGCAAGTATTTTCCGCCATAGGATGCAGCGGTTGCCCGTCCGCAGGCAACGGCTCCGTTCCCTTTTGTCAGGGGTAGAAGGGCGGCGCTCCCGCCCTTTTAGTCATGAAAGGAGGAAATCTCATGAGCAACATTCACATTGCCGTCAGCGGTGCGGACGCGGCGGTGACCCGGCCCGCCACGCTGACGGCGGGCATGGTGGGCGCGGCGGTGACGTTTTCGTTCTCCGGCGAGGCGTGGGCGGCGCTGGAGAAGATCGCCGTGTTCCGGGCAGGGAATGTCCGCCGGGACGTGACCGCCTGGGAGAACGGCACCTGCGCCATCCCCTGGGAATGCCTGCGGACGCCCGGCGAGCATCTGCTGGCGGGCGTGTACGGCGCGGACGGCGACGGCACGGTGGTGATCCCCACGGTGTACGCCGACTGCGGCGTGATCCAGCCGGGCGCAGACCCCACCGGCGACCCTGCCGCCGATCCCGACACGCCGTTTTTCACCCCCATGCTGGAGCGTGCCCTGGCGGAGGCCAAGGCCTCCGGCCTGTTTGACGGCGCGGCAGGCCCGGCAGGCGCCCCGGGCGCGAAGGGTGACAAGGGCGAGAAGGGCGATGCCTTCACCTATGCGGACTTCACGGCGGCGCAGCTGGCGGCGCTGAAGGGCGACCGGGGCGAAAAGGGGGAAAAGGGCGACAAAGGGGACACCGGCGCGAAAGGCCCCTCCGGTGACAGCTACACCGTGCTGGGACTGTACGCCACGCTGGCGGCCTTGCAGACCGCCCATCCCACCGGCAGCGCCGGACAGGCGTGGTTCGTGGGCACGGCGGACAGCAACGCCGTGTACCAGTGGGACGTGGACAAGGCCGCATGGATCAACGTAGGCGCACTGAAAGGCCCGAAAGGCGACACCGGCCCTGCCGGAGCCGATGGTGCTCCCGGCGCGAAGGGCGACACGGGCGCGCAAGGCCCCAAGGGTGACCCCGGCGAAAAGGGCGCCACCTTCACCTACGCGGACTTCACGGCGGCGCAGTTGGCGGCGCTGAAGGGCGAGAAGGGCGACAAGGGTGACACCGGCCCCCAAGGCCCCAAGGGCGACGGGGTGGAGGTGTCCGGCAGCAAGGGTCAGTATCTGGGCTTCACCGATACCGACACGCTGGGCGCGGTAAGCCTGCCCAGCGCCAGCACCGGCAGCAAGGGCATCACTTATCTGGTGGACAGCTACGAGCGCACCGACACCGACAAGGCCGTCACCCCCAAGGCGCTGAACAGCGTGTACAAGCTGGTGGAGGACAAGGCCGACAAGTCTGTGTCAAAAGCCGCCACGCTGACGGCGGCGGGGTGGAGCAATGGCGTGCAGACGCTGGCCGTCTCTGGCGTGACAGCATCGGCCAACGGCAGCCTGCGCATCGCCCAGAGTGCCACCGACGAGCAGTTCGCCGCGTGGGGCGCGGCGCAGCCCCGTGTGACGGCACAGGCGGCGGGTTCGCTGACAGTCAAGGCGGCGGGCACCGTGCCCACGATTGATATTCCTGTGGAGGTGATGATGGTATGATTCAGGTAGAAGGTATTTTTTCCGGCGGCAGCGCCATTTCCGCGCCCATCATCGGCGAGGACTTCAACTGGTCGGGCGGCGACGGCACATATCAGGTGCTGGACGACGGCGGCGGCAACTGGCGCATCAAGTTTCTGTCCAGTGGCACGTTCACGCCATTAAAAGACATGGTGATTGATGCATTTCTGTTAGGTGCCGGTGGTGGTAGTGGCAGTGATTACTGCGGTGCTGGTGGCGCAGGCTACACCACCACAGTACGGTCTGTGGTGCTGGCGGCCAATACCGCCTATCCCCTCGTGATAGGTGCGGCGGGCACAAATGGTAACTACAGCGGCACTGCCGCCACAAAGGGTGGCACAACGTCGGCGTTCGCCGCAGTAGCAAATGGCGGCGAACGTTCAGTTAAGGGGAGCAAAACCTCTGTAAAGAACGGTGCCAATGGTGGCTCCGGTGGTGCTGGTTATGCTGCCAGTGGTGGTGGCATAGATGGTGGTGACGGAGCAAATGGTTCCGGCTCCCTCAGCAGCAATGGCGGCAAGGGTCAGGGTACTACCACCCGCGAATTCGGTGAAGCAGACGGCACGCTGTACGCTTCCGGCGGCGGCCGCAACCTGACCGCCACCGTACCTAACTCTGGTAACGGCGGCCTCTTTAGTATGACGCATCCGATTCATCCTGCCGACGGCATCGTGGTCATCCGGCAGCACAAGGAGGTGGTGGCATGAGATACGCGATCGTGACAGGTGGCGCGGTGACCAACGTCATCGCCCTGCGGGAGATCAACGCCGGGGATTTCCCCGGTGCAGTAGCGCTCCATGACCGCCCGGTGGGTATTGGAGATACGTACAGCGACGGCAAGTTCTACCGGGACGGCGAAGAAGTCCTGACCGCCCAGGAAGAAATTGAGCAGTATAAGGCGGCTTTGCAAACGTTAGGGGTGGTGACAGATGAGGACTGACATCATGGCGCAGGCCCGGGCCATTCGGGCCAGTATGGACGCGGCAGCGGCTACCCTGACCGATGAGCAGGCGGTAAAAGCGCCGATGATCTATCGCCCGTGGAGCAGTGATAGCGTGGCCTATGCGGTAGGTGACAGATGCTTGTACGGCGGCGTGTTATACAAGTGCTTGCAAGGACACACCTCGCAGGGAACGTGGACGCCAGAGGACGCTGTCAGCCTGTGGGCAAAGATACTAATTCCTGATCCAACCGTAATCCCCGAGTGGCAACAGCCTGAGAGCACCAATCCCTATATGAAGGGCGACAAGGTGACACACGGCGGCAAAACATGGCGCAGCACCTGTGACAACAACGTGTGGGAGCCGGGTGTATATGGATGGGAGGAGGTCACATGACGGAAGCCATCATTGTGGCGCTGCTGGGTCTTGCGGGGACGCTGGCGGGAAGCTATCTGGCCAACCGGAAAAGCACCGCCCTGATCGCCTACCGCCTTGAGCAGCTGGAGCAGAAGGTCAGCAAGCACAACAACCTGGTGGAGCGCACCTATAAGCTGGAGGAGCATCTGGCCGTGGTAGGCGAGAGCATCAAGGTAGCCAATCACCGCATTGCGGATTTGGAAAGAGACGTACATAACATCATCGGACAGGGCTAAAGGCCCGGAAAGGACAACCATCATGAACGAGACTATCAATACCATCGGCGTGGCCACTGTGGCCGCTATCATCGTGATCTGCTATCTGATCGGCATGATCGTGAAAGCAAGTCCTCTTCAGGACAAGTGGATCCCCATCGTCTGCGGCGTGTGCGGCGGCGCCATCGGCGCGCTGGCGCTGCTGTTCGGTATGCCGGAGTTCCCGGCGCAGGACTATTTCACCGCCGTGGCGGTGGGCATCATGTCCGGCCTGACGGCCACCGGCGTGAACCAGATCGGCAAGCAGCTGGCCAAGAACGATACCGCAGAAAAGTAAACATACAGGAAAAGGCCCCGGCCACCCGATGTGGGGCCGGGGCCGCTATGCTTAGGATGAAAGGAGACCAGAAAAATGGCACTGAGTTCACAACAAATCAAGGATATGCAGAGCTGGTACGGCACCAAGGCTGACGGTATCTGGGGCAGTAAATCCACAACGGCGGCGGGGGGACGGGACGCCGGAGCCGCTTACAGCTTGTACAGCAGCAACAAGGGACGCTACAGCAGCTACACGGATTATATGTCCTATGGCGGCGGGCGGAATGATACACAGGGCAGCGGCACCAACTACAACAATGGCAGTCTGACGGCAAGCCAAATCAAGGAGATGCAAGATTATTACGGCGTGACGGCAGACGGTATGTGGGGCAAAAACTCCACTGCCGCAGCTGGTGGACTGAGCGCGGCGGATGCTTGGACAAAGTATCTGGAAGCTATGGGAAAAGGCGGTTACAGTGATTATACGCCCTCCAGTGGCACCAACTACAACAACGGCAGTCTGACGGCAAGCCAGATCAAGGAGATGCAAGATTATTACGGCGTAACGGCAGACGGTATGTGGGGCAAAAACTCCACTGCCGCAGCTGGTGGACTGAGCGCGGCGGACGCATGGACAAAATATCAGGGGGCCATAGGGCAAGGCGGCTATGATGACTACTACGGTTCCGGTGGGACGGATTACTCCGGACTCATGAGCTATAGCGAATACCTGAAGCGGGTGGGCGGAGACGACTATCAGGCGGCGGTGCAGAAAGCCATTGAGGCGCAGGTGCAGGCCGCCACCGACCAATACAACAGCCAGATTGAGAATGCCGGCAAGGACTATGAGGAAAACGCCCGGCGGGCCTACATCAACAAGATGATGAGCCAGCGGAACATGGATCAGGAGCTGGCGGCCAACGGCGTGTACGGCGGCATGGCGGACAGCCAGCGCATTGCCAGCGAGACCAACTACGAAAACGATCTGACCGGCCTGACCAACCAGTACCAGAGCACCATCTCCGACTTGCAGCAGGCCATCACCAGCGCAAAGCTGGCGGGTGATGCTCAGGCGGCGGAGGCTATGGCAAACTATCTCAGCCAGATTCAGGCACAGTATGCCAATTACCTCCAGAACGAGCGCAGCATTCAGGCGGAGATCGATATGTTCAACCGCCAGCTGGCCGCCCAGCAAGCGCAGCAGGCGAAGGCAGCAGCCTATTCCAGCGGAGGCAGCTCCGGCGGGAGCGGGTACAGCTCAGAAACCGCCGATCTGCAGAAGCAGCTGAACGCCATGGGGGCTAATTTGACGGTCGACGGCGTATGGGGCCCGCAGACACAAGCGGCGTATGACCGTTATATGAACGGCGGTGATACCAGCGGCTATACCCTGACGAACCGTAACGGAAACGGCTGGATCGCCCTTGACGGCGGAGGTCGCTATTCCTACAGTGAGCTCCAGAAAATGCTTGACAACGGTCAGGTGAAGGAGGTTGTAAACGACAGGGACAGAACCGTATCGTATGTGCGCGTGAGATAACACAGGAGGGGAGATCACCATGGGATACCGTTTTCTGGATGATTACGATCCGCGCAAGGAGCAGAAGAAAAAGCAGCAGCAAAAGGGGACGCAGAAAGCGCCCCCTTCCGGAAACCCATTGAATCCTGCCGCGCAGAACAATAAGAATAACAAAACAAACACGCCGGCAGCAACGCAGCCGCGTACCTCAAAGGGCACCGCGCTGGGCGGCAGCAGCGTGACCCCGGTACAGCTGCCTGTGCAGCAGATAACAGTGCCGAAGCTGACAAAGTCCGCCACCCCGATGCAGACACAGACACCGCAGGCGCTGACATTGAAGCTGCCCAACATTCAGGCCTTCGGTGCGGGGGACTACAGTAAAGCCGGAAAGGCCATGGATCGGATCGCAAAAACGGTACAAGCAGGCGCCGCACAGACCGCCAGCGGCTTTGCGGAAATCGCCGGACAGTTCCGACCGACAACAGGGCAGCAGAGCATGGGGCAGTTCTCCGGCTTTGGCGATCTGGGCCGCGCCGTGCGGGAAAACCGTGAAAAGGGAACGGATATCAACACCAGCATTCTTTTGCAGGAGCGGCAGCGAAGGGTTCAGCAAAAGCAGAGCCAGCAGAAAATATTTGACGCCGCCACCAGCCTGACGGAGAGAGGGCAACAGTACACGCAGGAAGCCAAGCAGGGGTTGGGAACGGTGGGCCAGTTTCTGGTGGACATGGGCGTGACCGGTACGCAGATGGCCGGGGACGCGCTGGCCAACCTGATCCTGCCCGGCAGCGGCCTTGTCATGATGGGCATGCGCAGCTATGGACAGGCGGCGGGCGAGGCCCGACGGGAAGGTAAGAGCGAAGGCCAGCAGTTTCTTGCCGGCCTGAAAAGCGCCGGCATTGAGGTTTTCACGGAAAAGATGTTCGGCGCATTCTCCAAAATCTACGGCGGCGCGGCAGCGGATGAACTGGTGCAAAAGCTAGTGGGCAAGCTAACGGAGAACGCAACAGGGCAAGCGCTGCTGACATGGATCGTCAACGCAGTAGGTGAAGGTGTGGAGGAAGTGACCAGTGACCTGCTGAATCCGTTGGCTGACCGTCTGCTGCGGCTGGATGACGGGAAAGGCCCCGTCTGGTCTACAGATGATCTGGCCCAATGGGGCTATGATTTTCTGCTGGGCACAGCCATGGGTATGTTCGGCGGCGGCCAGCAGCTGGTGCGGGGCGTACAGCAGGGCCAGGCGCAGACGGCGGAGAATAATTATTACGCCGATCTGAGGCGCAACGGTCTTGGCAGCGCGAACAGAGCAGCCAACGCCCAGCGGGCCAGCGACGCCATGGGGCGGATCATGCCCACGCGGGACGGACTGCGTATGCCGCGGCTGGTCGATGAACAGGGCCGCACCTATGAGGAGCGGACAACATGGCAGCAGATTCCAGAGGCCCGTCGGGCTGAATTTGACGAGGCGCAGCGCATTGCTCGGCGGTTCGGGGCACGGGTGGTGGTCAGCCAGCAGGAGGGCGTCAACGGCTCTTACCATGACGGCGTGATCTCACTGAATCCCAATGCCGCCAATCCGGTGCGGCAGACGCTGATCCACGAGCTGACCCACCACATGGAGAGCAGCGGCCGGTACAGTGAGTTTCGGGAAACGGCACTGCGATATGTGGCGGAGAACATGGGCGCGGATGTGGACAGCGTGCGGCAGGCTCTCATGGCCGACTACGCCCAAAACGGCGTGACGCTGGACGAGGACGGGGCCACCCGCGAGATCGTGGCCAAGTTTGCAGAGGAAAAGCTGTTCACCGACGAGGCTACCGTCCGGCGGCTGCTGGCAGAGGACAGGAACCTGTTCCAGAGGATCTATGACTGGATCCGCGATATGGCGGGCAGGCTGACCGGCACCAGCGAGGAAAGCTTCCTACGTGACGCGGAGAGGCTTTATGCCAAGGCTCTGCGGGAGACGAGGGTGGAAACCGGGCGTGGGACACAGATGCTGTTTGCCGGAAAAAACGCCAGAACAGCGAACATGCAGACGCTGAACCGCGCCAGAGCGCTTGAAGCCAGTGGCGTAAAAGCAAAGGATATTCTAAGGGAAACCGGCTGGTTCCGAGGCATGGATGGCAAGTGGCGCTTCGAGATCGATGACAGCGCTATGGAATACCGCGCTAACGGTGATGCACGGTTGCTGGAGGAAGGTGGATACCGGCGGCTGAACGAACTGACGGAAAAGTGGGTGCGAAACGCCGAGGGGCGGGGCGATCCGCTGACTGCGGATGAGCAGGCAGAAAGCGAACAGCTGGAGAGTGAATACTTTGACCGCGCATGGGCAGAGAAGTACGAACTGGCCGACTTCCTGCGCCACAGCGGCCTGTTTGAGGCATACCCGAAGTTGCGGCACACATCGCTTGTATTCGAAAGAACCGATCCGGGCATCAACGGCTATTACAATGCCGGAACGGACACTATTGTCTTGAATGACAAGCTGCGCGGGGCACCGGAGAGCACGCTGGTGCATGAGATACAGCACGTCATCCAGAGAGCGGAAGGGTTTGCGCGTGGTAGCACGCCGGAATACTGGGCGGCAAGGGACTATGAAACCGGAGAAATTACACGATCTTTGGATCGTGACTACGATCAGGTTCTGCGCAGTCTGGACAGTGAAACACGCAACAAATATTTGCGATATCAAGAGCTCAACCGTGCTATGGAGAATCTGGAGAATGCAGAGGAAGGCACGCCAGCGGCAGAAAAATACGTTCAGCTTGAAAGGATCTCTGACCAGCTTTACACGGAGCTGTGGGGCACCCCTGAATTTAACAGGCTGCTGGACTTGAAAAGGCAGATCGACACGCCAAGAGAGGTATATGATCGGTTCTATCGCAACACGGCGGGTGAAATCGAGGCGCGGGACGCGGCTGCCCGGCGTGGCTACAACACGGAACAGCGCCGCTTGCGCATGCCGCAGCTGGACGATGCCAACACGGTGTTTGCGGATGACGGCGTGGGATATTTTTCCATGAGCACCGAGGAGCAAGCTGGAATCCGAGAACAACTGCGAAAAAACAGCGATAGGCTTAATGCAATGGATGTTGTTGGCCGCGTTAATACCAGCGCATATGTGGGACTTGACACAGGAAAAGCCAGAACAAAGCTGGTGGAAAAGCTGGGGCGGCGCGGGTATACCGTGAACCGACCGGGACTTGGAGAGGTTCAGTTCAGCGAAAAAGAAATCAATAACAGCCTGAATTATAAAGAAAAAAATCCGGCGGCGGAGGACGCACGACGGACTGGTTTCTTGGTATTGAGGGATGTGTTGAAGCGTGGTATAGAAATTGATGGACACGATGGGCACAAAGGACGCAACTATGACACTGTGACCATTGCGGCCCCTGTGGAGATCAACGGAAAACGTGGGAATATGGCGGTTGTGGTCAAGAAAACAAAAGGCAATCGCTACAAGGTGCATCGGATACTTACGCCTGCGGGAGAAACATTCATTCTCCCGGAAATGGCTAACGCAGAGGTGAATACCGTCGGGGCTGTCACCAACAATAGCCAATTGTTGAGAGGGAGCGCACCGGCCATCAACTCTGCGTCTGAATTTAGTATACCCAATAATGGCGGAAATGTCAACACAGAACAGTATTCCACCGGGCGAGGGCTGGATGATCTGGCCGGAAGCAGCGACTATTTGGACGCGCTGGCGCGGGACGAAAACATGTTCACCTCAGACGCCTATACCCTTGCGGATCGCCTGTATGACCTCCAGCTGCGGCGGGCCCAGCAGCAGGAAGCACCGCCCGAACGTCCGGCGGAACAGGTGGCACAGGAGGATCTGGACGAAATTGCAGAGTTGTTTACCGATCAGGGAAGCGTTTTCGCCAGCAGGGAAGATCGCATCCGGGATACGGAGAACATGGTATCGGATCACACCATTGCGGTGGAAAAGTCCGGACGTGAAAAAGCTTCGGAAGCATGGAGTTATTTCTACCGGAAGATGGTAGACGCCGGTCACAGCGTGAGCAAATTCGCCCAAGCGGTAAATGATCCCTATCTCTATCAAATCTACAATCAGGCAAGGGCCTCCAGTTCAGCGGGCGTCAGCATGATTACGGACGCCCAGACCAACGTGAATGCCCAAAAGGTGGGTGAGAGCCTGAACGGCATATTCTCTCCCATCCGGGCCAAGGGCGAGGATTATTACCGTGCATTCCAGATGTACCTGTTCGACCTTCACAACATCGACCGCATGAGCCTGTCGCAGAACAAGGAGGCGGCAATGCTGGAGGCAACGGCGGCGCTGAACCAGTTCGACGCCGATCACCCGGAGCTGCGTACCAATACGGAAGCGCAGCTGGCCCGGATGACCGAGAGTCTTGATCCCGATGTGGCGGAGCTGGCACGTGAGAAAATGCGGCTGCTGCGCAATGTCAACCGCGCAGACGCCATCAAGGACAAGCCGGTATTTTCCTTCGACGTCACAGCGGATGTGAGTGAGGAGCGGGCACGGCGTGCCTTGCAGGAGCACCCGGAGTTCGAGCAGTACCGCCAGCAGGTGAGGGGGTACATCGACAATCTGATGCAGTATCGGGTGGACAGCGGACTGATGACACAGGCCGACGTCGACTATTTGAAAAGGATCTATCCCAACTATGTCCCTACGATGCGAAGAGGTGAAAACCAAGCCGGAGCCGGGCGGGATCGCAATGCCGTGCGTATTGGCCGGACAGTAGGCCGTGCGGAGGGTGGCACTGCCGATCTGGTGCCGCTGCATGAAGCCTTAGGCCGCCAAACCATGAAGGTGGTTCGAGAGGGCAGCAAGAACCGGTTCGGTCAACGGCTGCTGGATGACTTTATACGCGTAGGGGAAAACTCCCCGGCGGCCCGCTATGTGCAGGAGGCCAACGAGTATGAGCACGAATTCACGCCGGACACGCTGGATGACATGAGCCGGGAGCAGCTGACGAAGGATAAGACGCTGACGGTATTCAAGGACGGCAAGCTGTGGGAGCTGACGGTGGACGACACCATGTTCGATGCACTGAAAGCCCTGTCACCAGACGCAGCGGAGAGCAACGCCGTGACGCGGGCTGTGCGGACGGCCAACAATCTGTTTAAGGCTCTGGTGACAGGCTACAACCCCACCTTCACCATTCGCAACACGGTGCGTGATCTTCAGACGGCTGGTCTATACACCCGCGACGGCGTGGCCTTTGCCCGGAATTATCCCAAGGCACTGGCAGAGATCAAGAACAACGGCGAATACTGGCAGATGTACAAGGCTCTGGGCGGCTCTTTCTCCTCGGTATTTGATTACAATACCGGTACGGTAAAAGAGCCGAAAGGCCGCACCGCCAAGCTGATGGCGAAGATCGAAGCTCTGAATATGGCAATGGAGCAGGCTCCTCGTCTGGCGGAGTTCATGGGCGTGGTAGAAAAAGGCGGCACCAGCACCGAAAATCTGGCGGACGCTCTGTATGCCGCCGCCGATGTGACTGTAAACTTCGGCCGGGCTGGTACGCTGGGAAAGGTGCTGAACGCCAACTATGTGCCATTCCTGAATCCCGGTATTCAGGGTTTCGACAAGATGATCCGGCGGGTAACAGAAACAAAGGGTGGAAAAGAGTGGGCAAAGCTTTTTGTCCGTGCCGCCGCTCTGGGCGTTGCGCCGGCGCTGCTGAACTCTCTCCTATATCACGATGACGAGGAATGGGACGAGCTGCGGGACAGCGACAAGGATACCAACTATATGTTCAAGCTGGGCAACGGCACGTGGCTGAAGATCCCTAAGGGTCGAGAGCTGTCGCTGTTGGGCATCACGGTTGACCGGATCGGCGATGCAATTCAGGGGAAAGACGTGGATCTGATCGCCACCATCAACACCATGGGCAATCAGGTGGCGCCGGCAAACCCGCTGACCAGCAACATTGCGTCGGCGTTGTTTGAAGCGCAGTTGTTTGACCCCTCCAGTCCCGGCCGCACGTGGTACGGCGGCGATATCGAAAATCAGCGCCTGCAAAGCTACGCGCCGGGCCAGCGGTACGACAGCAGCACGGACATTTTCTCCAAGGCCGTGGGCGATGCGCTGGGCATCTCGCCCAAGAAGCTGAACTATGTGCTGGATCAGTATTCCGGCGTGGTGGGCGACTTCCTGCTGCCGCTGCTGACGCCGCAGGCAGAGCGGGGCATGTTCTCAAAGGCCTTCACGGTGGATGTCGTGACCAGCAACCGGTTGAGCGGGGATTTCTATGATGAGGCAGACGCACTGACATACGCCAAGAATGACGGCGACGAAACCGCCGCCGTGGTGAGCCGATTCTGGAGCAAGCAGCAGTCCGCATGCAGCGACCTGTACAAGCAGATCCGTGAAGTGGAATCCTCCGACCTGTCCGACAGGGAGAAACGCCAGAAAACCAGAGAGTTGAAAGCACTGGTCAACGGCATTCAGAAGAACGCCATGGCGGTGGAGGAGACCTACCGCGCCGCTGTGGAAAAGAATCTTCAGAAAGGCATGGATTCCGATGACGCCTACCGGGCCGCCAACAAGGACTGCTTCGGCGCGGAGTATGCCTTACAGGTCTACAACAAGGACGTGTATGAGAAGGCGAAGAGCGCCAAGAGCAACGGCGTGAGCTATGATGACTACTACGCCTACTACTTCGGCACCAGAGGGTTTGAAAAGAGCGGAGATACCAGTGTGACCACGCAGAAATTTGACTGGCTGCAAAGCTCCGGGATAGATCTTACGTCACAAGCGGAAATCTATTTTGCCGACATGGCCAGCGACAAGGTGCTGGAAACCCAAGCTGAACTGGAAATGTCCAGCGGGATCACGGCGGTGCAGTTCTACCAGTACAAAGTAGCCAGCAGCGGCATGACCAAGAAAGCAGAGAAGATGCAAGCCATCAACAGCCTGAATCTGACATCCGCCCAAAAGGACGCCATCTATTATGCAGAGGGGTGGGCACAGAGCACCATCCGGGACGCACCGTGGCGCGGCGGGGATGGCGGAAACTACTCCCGCGAATCATCTTCGAGCAGCAGATATCTGTCCTATCTTGCAGAGAAAAACGGGTACACACTACAGGAGGCCGCACCCAGCGCACCGCGCTACAGCGGTTATTTGCAGTACCTGGCCGCAAGGGACGGGATTTCCCTAGACACCGAGGACACCGGCTCCGGATTGCAAAGCAAATACCTACGGGAATTTGCTTCCAGATGGGGCGGGTAAATAGCAAATGAGAGGCCGAATGGCCTC